GACGTCGCTCATGGGCACGATGAGGAGGTCCACCATCACCGCCGTCGAGGTGCTCGCGGAATGCTTCGGACAGCCGATCGACGAGCGCACAAGGTACCGCACCAAGGAGATCAACCAGATCCTGCGGAGCTTCGGATGGCTGCGTGATGTAGGGCGCAGAAGAGACAACGTATACGGGCAGCAGAGGACATACGAGATCATCTCCTGGGACTTGTGACAATAACCTGTGACAATAAGAAAACAGGGCGTGACAATGCGACAAAAGTGTGACGGATTGTCACAGGTTATTGTCACACAAGTAAAATAATGTAAATCAATAAATTAAAGCAACCTTGTGACAATGTGACAATAAAAAAGCCTTGACTTTATAAAAATAGGCAATTAGGTAACACAAGCGCATCAGTGCGCGCCTAATCGCGCATTTTTAAAATGTACGCGTATGAGATTGTCACATTGTCACACAGCAACAGAAAACCATGAGCAAGAAGACAACAAAAATAACCGCCCCGGTGAGCATCGACAGAGTGTGCAAGACGTGCGCACTGTACGACCCCGCGTCAGGCTACTGCAAGAAAAGACACGAGCAGACACCGAGCATCCGTTACGCATGCGAGGACTTCAGAACCCTTCAGGAATGGAAGGAAGAATGCGAGAGGGTAAGACAGGAGAGACTCAGGAAGGAAGAAGAACGTCTGAATTTCATCCTGACGGCCTTGTACATTCAGAGCACCGCGACCATGCAGATGCTGGAATACTTCGACGCACAGTTCCAGGACAGGAAGACGGAAAGCGACTGGAGGTTCGCACGCAAGAGGGCTGCGAACGAGATAGACAGGGCAGTCCAGAGGATCCGCGACCTGTATCAGCATAACTTCATGGTCGACCAGACGCAGGTCATGACCGCGCACGGCACGCAGGCCTTCGACGCGGAGAGCTACGACAACCACGAGGACGACGCTAGAAGGTGGAACAAGTTGCTGCTGCACCACATGGAGACAAGCTGGCAGGATGACAGCAAGGAGGCCGAGATCCTCGCCTACTACGAGAGCCTTCAGCGCGTGGGCATCTTCCACCCCAAGGACTTCAGACACTTCACACCAGTAAAACGATAACGATATGGAAGAAAAGACAATCACAATCAACATGAAGGGGACTCGTCCAGAGCGTCGAGTACTAAAAAGCTGGAAATTCTGGGCTTTTATCGCATGCGCCCTTCTCGTAGCCGTCTGCGAGGCGATAGACGGAAACTGGCTCTGCGTGATATGGATAATCATAGCGGCAACGTTCAACTTTTTCGCCGACCTATTCAAGGAATACTCTGATGACTTCATGGAATTGAGCGCCGACTTGATAAAAGAACTTGACTTTATGCAGGAGGTATTGAAAGAGAAAGACAACAAGATCGCAGAGCTTCAGACCGAGAATATAAGTTTAAGATTCGGAAAAACTACAAAACAATAAGACATGTATATAAAAGTCGATTATTCGCTGGAACGAAAAGGGCCAAACGGTCACCCAGACATGCCCGGAGAATTTGCGATCTACACAAAAGAGCACTGGTGGCAAAAATGGGCCCAGGGCGGCACTTATGCAAGCCTCGACTGGGCGATTAGGGATGCAGAGAGACTTCGAGAAGCAGAAAAGAAACTCCGAGAGTTGCCTAAATATTTTTAGTTATGAAACAGAAAGAAAGCGAAAAGACCCTGGAGGCGAGGCTTGTCAGGGAGATAGAGGCCCGAGGCGGAATGGCCCTGAAGTACACGTCGCAGTTCCACCGGGGCATCCCCGACAGGATCTGTCTGCTGCCGGGAGGGCTCGGCGTCTTCGTGGAACTCAAAAGCACCGGCAAGAAACCGACAAAGCTGCAGGAACATGCAATGAAGAAACTGGTAGAAATGGGGCACGCCGTAATCGTAATCGATAACACAAACGATCTCGAATGGCTCCTGGAATTCATAGACAATACACTCCGCGATTTGCCGCCTGATTCTGACAAAAAAATTGATGTAAAACGCAAATTAATTTGCAAATAATGCAATACACACCGCACACATACCAGACGAGGCTCAAGGACTTCATCATCGACCACCGCTACGCCTTCCTGACCGTAGACATGGGACTCGGCAAGACCGTCACCACACTGACCGCAGTGCGCGAGCTTCTCGAGGACTACCTGGAGGCCGAGCGCGTCCTGGTGATAGCCCCGAAGTCCGTCGCGGAGAACACGTGGACGTCCGAGTGCGCCAAGTGGGACCACCTGGCGCACCTGCGCGTCTCGGTCGTCATGGGCGACGAGCGCAAGCGCATCAAGGCACTCACTACACCCGCTGACATCTACGTCATCAACCGCGACAACGTCCAATGGCTCGTGGACAGTCAGATCGGGTGGCCCTTCGACACAGTCATCATCGACGAGTCGTCCAGCTTCAAGAACCCGCAGGCGCGGCGCTTCAAGGCACTGCGCAAGGTGCGTCCGCTGATCCGCCGCATGATCCTCCTTACGGGCACACCGTCGCCCAACGGACACATGGACCTATGGGCGCAGATGTGGCTCCTGGACATGGGGCAGAGGCTCGGCAGGACCCTAACGTCCTTCCGGACCAAGTACTTCCGCCCCGGACGGTCCAACGGCCACGTGGTCTACGACTGGACACTCAGACCCGGAGCCCACGAGGAGATCTCCGCGCTGATGAGCGACATCACCGTCAGCCTCAAGGCCGAGGACTGGCTCCAGGTGCCTGACTTCATCGAGTCCGACGTCTTCATCGCACTCGGCGAGCGCGAGATCCAGGCGTACAGGACCTTCGAGCGTGACCAGCTGATGACCATCGACGGCGAGGACATCGTGGCCCTGACGGCCGCTGCGATGGCTAACAAGCTCCTGCAGTTTACGGGCGGCGCCGTCTATGACCAGGACCTCAAGTGGCACACAGTGAGCGACGCCAAGCTCAGAGCGCTTGAGGACATCATGGAGACCGCCGCCGGCGATCCCGTCATCGTCTTCTACCAGTACAAGCACGAGCTCGCCAGGCTCCTGGAGCGCTTCAAGGACCTGAACCCCGTCTGCTTCTCCGGCGAGCCTGAGATCCTGGCGGACTGGAACGCCGGACGCATCCCGATGCTCCTGTGCCAGCCGGCCTCGGTCCAGTACGGTCTCAACATGCAGGAGGGTGGCCACATCATCGTCTGGTACACGCCGACATGGAATCTCGAGCAGTACCAGCAGGCCAACGCCAGGCTGCATCGTCAGGGCCAGAAGCGCCCGGTGATCTGCTACCGGCTGATCTGCGAGGGCACCATTGACCGGCGCGTCGTGGGCGCTCTGAGGAGCAAGGACGGTGCTCAGGAATCACTTCTGAAAATAATCAGAGATTTATGTGAAAAAAAAGATAATAAATAGTGGCGCGATTGGCGCCAATTTTGTACCTTCGCGGGCAAGGCTTCGCGCCACCCGCGACGGAAACAAAAATAACGGGAAAACTACGGAATTATGGACGAATTTTTCAATACAGGCAACGACCGCGCTCAGGACTACGAGAGGCTCCTGGGTCACCGCGTCATCATATACTACCAGGACCAGCGCGGGACTGACCGCAAGCTGGTGGGCAAGATCACTGAGATAGACGGCGACCTGCTGTGGCTAGAGAACACTCACAAGGTGACGGGCGAGCTGTGGCGCGGCTGCATCAACTGCTCGACGTGCAGCATCGGCGTGGTGAGCACCCTGCAGGGGTGGAGCGGCCGGGAGGACGCGATGGCATGATAGACTTCAGACGCATAGCGCTCACTGAGCTGGACTTCAACACCGGGCAGATCCCTGGGCTTCCGGCGAACCCGAGGGAGTGGACTGACACTGAGCTCAAGAGACTCGCTAAGAGCATGAAGGGCACCCCAGAGCTCGCGGAGGCTCGCGGGTGTATAGTCGTTCCATTCAAGGGGCGATACGTCGTTTTAGGCGGCAATCTGCGCCTCGCGGCGGCGAAGTACCTGAAGTGGCGCGACATCATGTGCGCGGTGCTTCCGGAAGGTACTACGGCGGCCAAGCTCAAGGAGATCGTCCTCAAGGACAACAGCTCGTTCGGCTCGTGGGACCTCGGTGCGCTCCGGGATGCGTGGTCCGACGTGGACTTCGGCAGCTGGGGCATCGACGTGACGTGGGACACCGCAGGCCCGGTACCTGACGCCTCGGTGGGCGAACGCGAGGTGGTGGAGGATGACTTCGACGAGACAACCTCCGACATCGCGAAGCGCTGCAAACGTGGCGACATCTGGCAGCTTGGCGACCACCGCCTCATGTGCGGTGACAGCACCAAGGTGGGCGATGTACAAATGTTAATGGGGGGGGCAGAGGCTGACATGGTATTCACAGATCCGCCGTACGGAATCAATATAGTGAATTCGAAGGGGCACATAGGCGCAGAATCGCTGGCCAAGGCTCGGACATATCGCCCGGTCAAAGCCGATGATTCCACTGATACCGCTCGCGCCAATTATGAGATTCTGAAGGGCCTGTGCGAGCGCATGATCATCTGGGGCGGCAATTATTTCTTGGACTTCTTGCCAAGCAGTGACGGATGGATTGTGTGGGACAAGCGGCGTGACATGCCAAGCAATAACTTCGCCGACGGCGAGATGGCGTGGTGCAGCTTTCATACTCCGATAAGGATATACCATCAGGTTTGGGCAGGAATGATAAGAGAGGGAGAGGGAGAGCGAGAGAACCGCGTGCACCCAACTCAGAAGCCTGTGCGAATGCTGTCAGAGGTGCTTCAAGATTTCTCCGGAGAAACGGACAACGTCCTCGACTGCTTCGGCGGATCCGGCTCGACCTTGATAGCATGTGAACAGACAGGGCGTCACTGCTACATGATGGAGTACGACGAACACTACTGCGACGTGATCATCGCACGTTGGGAGAAATTCACAGGCCGCAAGGCCACAAAGATAAACTGATATGAGTGTAGCAAACCACAAGGCGCAGAAGTACTCAGCCGCGAGACGCAAGGAGCTCATGGCCGACTTCCTCGTGGCCTTCGAGAAGACACTGGGCGTGGTGACGCCGGCGGCCAAGATGATAGGCGTCAAGCGCTCCACGATATACCGCTGGCGCGAGATGTACCCGGAATTCGACGCCGCCTGCCGAGAGATCTCGGACGTGGCGGTGGACTTCGTGGAGACAAAGCTCTACAAGCTCATCGACCAGGGCTCCGAGGCCTCGACGATCTTCTACATGAAGACGAAGGGCCGCGACAGGGGCTACGCCGAGAAGCTGCAGCATGACGTGAGCGCCGAGGTCAAGGGCGTCACTGTGAACGTGACGAACCCGGAGACCGCCCAGGTGCTCCAGGACATCATGGACAAGGACAAGACGCAATAACAGGGCATGGAGACCACGAGGGTATTCGACGAGATAGCCAGGGCCTACAGGGATGGACTCAGAGGCGTAGACAGTCGCGGAGGTACGAGAAGCACCAAGACCTACTCCGCGCTGCAGTTTCTCGTGTTCCTCGCTGTGGGCCTCAAGGCTAAGAAGCTCATCTCTGTGGTCTCGGAAACCCTGCCGCACCTGAAGAAGGGCGCAATCCGCGACTTCGAGGAGATCCTCCAGAAGGAGGGCATCATCGCGGGCGCCCTGAGAGACGACCTGAGGTGGAACGCGACCGACCGCGTCTTCACCTTCGCGTCCGGCACGATCATCGAGTTCTTCTCAGCGGATAGCCCTGGCAAGGTACACGGACCATCCCGCGACATTCTGTTCATCAACGAGGGCCAGAACATCCGCTGGGAGACCGCTCGCCAGCTCATGATCAGGACGCGCGAGTTCATCATCGTGGACTACAACCCGACGCACGAGTTCTGGGCGCACACCGAGCTCGCGACGGATCCGCGCTTCCGCACGATCGTCAGCACCTACAAGGACAACAGGTTCCTCACTGCAGCTCAGATTGAGGACATCGAGAAGGGCAAGAAGAACGTGAACTGGTGGCGCGTCTACGGCCTCGGACTGACCGGACAGCTGGAGGGCGTCATCTACGACTTCGAGCAGATAGACCGAATGCCGGACCCACATGGACTCGTCCGCATCGGTGGTCTGGACTACGGCTTCACGAACAGCAAGACGGCAGGCGTGGACATCCTCGCGGACGTGAGGCGCAAGGAACTCTACGTGGACGAGATGTTCTACGGCCCGGGCATGCACAACTACGACATCATCGCAGCGCTCAATGCGCATGGCTTCCCGAAGCGCGGCCCGAGGCTGTATGCCGACTGCGCCGAGCCTAAGTCCAACGACGAGATCAAGCTCGCGGGCTTCAACGTCTTCCCGAGTTACAAGGGCAAGGAGATCGAGGCGCAGATATCCTGGATGCAGGGCTGGGTGATCCGCGTGACCAAGCGCAGCACCAACGTCATCCACGAGCTGCGCAACTATATATGGGACACTGACGCCGATGGCAATCAGTTGAACGTGCCAATCAAGGACTTCGACCACGCGATGGACGCAATGCGCTACGCGGCCTTCGGTCAGCTGGCTGACTTCCGGCCGGCGAAGCATACTAAATCAAACATGAAAAAAGCATGGTAAAGAGAACACAGATGAAGACAGTGGCGGACTACCTCCGCTGGGAGCCCTATCTTGAAGATGACCAGGTGAAGTACCTACGCGAGAAGGTCGATGCGCCTTCCGTCATGGATGTGGGCGTATTTAAGCACGTAGCGACGCCACAATCGCTCGACGGACTCACGCTGGAGGAGTTATGCCGTCTGCTGGATATCGCTGCTCAGACGAGCGTATTTCACGCCGCCGGCGAGGTGCTCCTAGGCATGACGCCCGAGGAGGTCCTGAAGGCTCCGCTGCTCCCGATGCTCGGACTACGTAACATGGTGGAGAAAGAACTGGAGAGGATTGCGGCTCTGTTCGAGGAGCTGATGAGAGAATTCACAGCGGCGGAGGTGATGGCAGGTGCTGATGGACTGAACTTCGGAATATTCGGCCTCGCTGACTGGTACGCGCGCCGCATGGGACTCGGCAGTCACGACGACGCTTTCGCGACACCTTGGATCCGGATCTACCAGTGCCGCAAGAATGACCTGGCCGAGTCCGAGTATCGAGAGAGGCTGCGCGAGGTGCAGGCTCAGATGATGAACAACACTAGCAAATACGCATGATGAACACAGAGCAAGAAATCAAGCGCCTGGCATTGGAAGTGGCGCCCTGGTATTCATACGGGACCTTCTACAGGCTTAACACCATTACTGACAGGATGCGCTCGAAGCGTCAACTCCCGGCTTGCCTGCACCTGCAGACCTCGTCTGGATCAGTGTCTTTCACTGACAGCTCATACCTGATGCGTGAGAAGGGCACCAGCCGAGTGCAGGTAGGCTTCGCTGATTCGGTGAAGCTGGACCAGGATGCAGAGCAGAGCATCGCAGTCGTGGAGTCCCTTATCGGTATGTGTTCGGAACTCATCAAGAAAATGAACGCTTCCGGTCTGTGGGAGCCGATAGATCGCTACGACTACGAGGTGCTCTACAATACCCAGGACGGTAATCTCGTCCTAGTCCTCGCGACGTTCGACGCGAAGGAACTGGATGGTAAATGCGTCGAGATATGATAGACGAGGAGATTCGCACGATTCTGCGCGAGGAGCTGGAAGCGCTCAAGGAGCGCATCGACCAGAATATGACAAGGGCGGGCCAGCATGCGACGGGTAAGACCCGCAGGTCTATGGAGGTGAAGGTGCAAGGTCTGGCCGGAGTCTTGACAGGACGTCAGGCCTTCGCGTCCCTGGAGACCGGCTCGCGCCCTTGGAGTCGGCGCCCGAAGTATGTACCGCGATTCTTTGCAGACATTATCGGCGAATGGATCGAGGCTAAGAGCCTGGACCTTAACAAATGGGCGGTGGCTCGTACGCTTATCGACGAAGGCTCGGTGCTGCGGAGATCCGGCGGGCGCTCTGATATATATTCGCCGGAAATCCAGAAGACGATGGACCGCATTGCCGACCGAGTGGCTGAGCAGTACGAGGTGCTCATTACGAACCGATTATTCATCAATCCTACAACCCTATAGCGAATGAAACAAATCAACATCACCTCCCCTATAGTGGGGGCAGTCCACATTCCGAACGATCTGGCGCTGTACATGTACAGCCCCTTTCCGATTCTCGTGGACTGCGATACACCGACAGCTAGGCTGACGCTGCGTATATCGTGCGCGGCGACTGGGCTATCACACGACGAGGTGCGCAGTTCCTACAAGAACTCGTTCGAGTTCGAGGCCTCGCGCATCGTGCAGCTGGTGGTTCCAGACGTCGACGATGTATTCAGGATGAACCTCAGTCAGGATGGCGAGGCGAGTCCGTATGCGATGGTCAATATATCGCTGGTCACTGAGTCTGAGCTTGTGGCTTGGTCCATCGAACTGCCGGCACTGTACGGAGCCGCCGATCAAACGGAGAATAGGTTCGATGCTCCTGTGCCAACCGAGTCACGTACACGCAAGTTATTCGTGAACTATCCGCAGACGCTGCAGATCTGGCGCAACATCTTCGATGAGATGCTTATAACAGGTGAATTCATAGACGGGGATTTCTATCCGGCGCTGTCGCTTTTACCTAATGCCAATGCTATGGTCGAGATGGACTTGATGTTGCATTTGAAAGAATATCAAGGACAGGCGCTGGATGATGCACTCCGACTAGGGGTGCCTGCGGCTATAAGCGTCTCGTGTAGATTCGGCGGGTATGATAATTATTTCCGCGAGGTGTATTACTATTGGGTTCGATTGATTCCGGATCTCACACCACGTGGCGAGGGCACCTTCCTGCGATGGCTTCACAGGGATGGAACCTTCGGCTACTGGCTCTTCAAGAACGGCTCGATCCGGACGAATGCCAGTGGTCGTAATGCTTTCACGCGTCATGTATCAGGTAATCCTGCAGAGCCTGTGAGCGGCGCGTATGTTAACGGCACGAAGCATGATTTCTCAGAGTCTCGTCAGATTACGCTCGGGACATATTGCGACACGTTGGACGAGTACGATTACCTATGTGGCCTGGCGGAGTCTCCGGTGGTCGAGAGGCTCATCACTGTGTCTGGCGAGGATGCGTGGCAGCGCATCAATGTAGTTCCTGGCAGCTATACACGCTCGCAGCGATTTAATACCAGAAATCATCAGATCTTCGAATTGACTTGCGAACTTCCAGAACGTAACACGATCAGGTTATGAAACAGGAACTGATTATCAACGGCCAGCATGTGGACATGCGTGCTGATACAGACATCACCCTCGAGTGGGTGAGTGGTCTCTTCGAAGATATCGGTAGCATCAAGCTCTCGCATTCCTATAGCATCAAACTGCCGAAGACCCTGAAGAACCTGCGTATATTCGATGATCCGGGCAACCCTGCGCATCAGTCGACGCAGACCCGCCGTTATCTGGATGCTTTGTACATCCGTAATGGCATCGATTTACTGGGTCCTGTGAAAGCGTATATCGTCGGAGTTTCCAGGGATGACATAGAAATCGTCCTGCTCTGGAGGGCCGAAGGGTTATTGTCATGGCGAGACCGGAAGCTCAAGTTGTCTGCAACGGCCGGGATGGGGACCCTCAGACCCTGGGTGAACCTCAGTACGGGGGAGGCCTCCTACTCATCTGGGTCCACCAGTATATTCTTGCCGAAATATGACACTGGCCTAGGTGATGTGAAGTACCCGGCAGTGAACGCCGCATCGTATGCATGCGTCAAGCTGGAATGGCTGTTCATCAGGATCCTCGGCTCTACTGGATTGGAACTTCGCTTCTTCAACGAATCCAGGGAGCGACTTCGTAATCTAGTGCTTCTTTGTAATAGCATGAAGTCGAACAAGGCCCTTGACATCCCGACAGGCTCTACCGCATCAGGTAACGGTCAAGTGTTGTCAGATATGCAAAGCGTATATTTTTCGGGCTGGTCTCATGGCTGGGACAAGACACTGGGGCCTATCTATAACGACGGGAAGAACGCATTCCTGACCATCAATCAGACTGACGGCACAAGGTACGAGGAGATGTATCTTCAGATTAACGTAGCTGGCTACATGGACGAGGCCGGCGCGACCGCCGCGCCAGTGCTTCAAGTGATAGGGCATACGTTAATCGACGGTCGCGTTGGGACTCGACTACTCCAGGAACTGCCGTTCATACAAGACTACAGCTACGCGGACCGAGGCTACTGTTCCGCAGACATTCTGCTGACAGACCTGAAGGATGTGACCGAGATATCGCTACAGTTCAAGACTCCGGTGGCATTTGAAATATACGGGGTGTTGAACAAATATGACACATCGAAGGGATATACGATAAGAGTGTCGCATAAGCACCCTACAATCTCAATCGCTAACGATAACGCGTACCCGGTGACAGACAACCTGCCGGACATCAGCCAGGTAGACTTCATCAAGGGCGTATGTGCATTGCTCGGACTGGTGCTTGTCGTAAACAAAGGGATCCTGGAGGTCCGGACTTATGATGACATGCTGGACAAGACGGCAGCGGTGGACTGGACCGACAAGATATCAGGACCGATTCAGAACTTGTCGCTGTCGCGCTCGGGGCTGGCTCGCACCAACTACATACGATATGCGGAGGATAAGACGATTTCAACGAATTACGACGCCTATATGACAGTCGATGACGAGACAATTCAGCAGGAGACAGACCTAGTGAAGCTGCCATTCGCAGCTAGTGAGTCGAACGAAGCCCATCATTTCAACGTGAAAGACGATAAGCTGGAAGAAGTGGACATCAAGCCCCGCATATTCGCGTGGGAGAATGACGAAAACGGCATAGCGAATCTCATGTTTCCGGAGTATCTGAAGTCGCAGCGTCTCATCGAGACCTTTTATCAGACCTATCAAGACACAATCCGGCGCCCTGTGGAGATAGAGGCCCTTGTGAGGCTGTCAGAGATTGATCTTGCGGGATTGGATTTCTCCCGCGCGGTATATCTAGGCCAGACGGGGCAGTATTACGCGGTCAAGAAGGTGCAGACGTCAGACTCGGACCTCTGCAAGGTGGAACTCATACAATTAGCATAGCAAATGACAGACAAGACAACGAAGATTCTCGAGGTCGTGGTGGACAACAACAAGGCCATCACCTCAATAGCTGAGATGAACAGGCTCATCGACGAGCAGACGCAGTATCAGCACCGTCTCTCCGAGCAGTATAAGTCCGGAGAAATCTCGCAAGCCGATTATTACAAGGGGATGGCCCAGAGTAAGGAGACGGTGAAGACTATGAAACGCGAGGTTCAGGAGCTTTCAAAAGAAGTCCAGAACAATATCAAACAAGACACCGAGCAGGCTGGATCACTCCGAGCGCTCCGGGCGGAATTGAGTAATCTCACGAAGGCTTATGATAGTCTTTCCGAGACTGAGCGACAATCCGCCGAAGGCATGCAGCTTCAGAATAAGATCCAGGAGCTCATGGGAACGATACAGGGCAGCGAACAGAAGACCGGGCGCTTCTTTCGCAACGTCGGAAATTACGCCAATGGCGTGATGGAGGCATTCTCTCGCGCCGGTGTCGCCATCGGAGGACTTCAAGGCCCGCTCAAGGGCGCGACGATGGGCTTGAATGCGATGTCTTCGACGCCTGTGATCGCAATCCTCGGGGCCTTGATCAACATCATACAGAAGGTCGTCCAGAATCTCAAGACCTCAGAGGCCTCTATGAACGCGGTGACTACTGCACTAGCCCCACTGAATGCGGCTAGTCGCCTCTTCCAGGTGGTGATGCAGAAGCTCGGCGAAGGCCTGGCGAAGGTTATCACGAAGATGACGGAATGGGCAGACAAGCTGGGTCTCATCAAGGAAGCGATGAAGACCGAACAGGAGCTCGTGAAGTCCGAGCTGGCCCTGCGTCAGCGTGAGCGCGAGGTACTGCGCCAGAATGCAGATGATCAGTTGGCTATTGCGCAGCTCAAGGCGAAAGCCGCACAGAAGGACCAGTACACAGCTCAGGAGCGCATTGGCTTCCTGGAGGAGGCCGCACAGCGTGAGGGCGCCGTAGCGGCCAGAGAGCTCGAACTGGCTCGCGAACGCTACCGCATCCTAGAGGAGCAGAGTAAACTGGCAGAAAACAGCGCCGAGGAGAACGACGAACTCGCCAGATCATACGCAGAAATGCGACAAGCCGAGCAGGCGTATTTTGATAAGTCACGTGAACTCGCCGCGCAGATCGTCGAGGCGAAGAACCAGATCAAGACCGAGACCGCAGCGGCTGCTACTGCACAAGCCGCCGCGCTGAAGGCTGAGCTCGAACTTACGAAGGGTGCGGAGGCTGCTCGTGTGGCTCTTATCAGAGATGCAGCTGCAAAGGCCCGGGCAGAGGAGGAGGCAAGGCATGAAAGCGCAGTCGCTGCCCTTCAGTATAGGCTTCAGAATGAGAAGAATCAGACAGAGGCGGCGCGCAAGGCACTCAATGACCAACTCGCGTTGGAAGAAACCGCACATCAGCAGAAGATGGAGCAGCTTGACCATGAAGCATTGGAGGCCCGTCTGATGGAAGAAGCGAAGCTCCTGGCCTTACGTCTTGAAGCCATCGAGGATAACTCCCAGGCAGAGTTCGACCTGAAGATGGAGCAGCTTGCGAAGCAGCGCGAGATCGAGCTCGCTAATCTCGAACTTACGGAAGAGATGAAGGCTGCGATTATCGCGAAATATGCGGCTGAAGAGGAAGCACTACGAGAATCTAGATCCAAGGCGACTCAGGAAAAGGAACTAGAGGAGCTGCGCCTGTACTGGCAGAACAAGATAGACGAAGCTGCGTTGAATAACCAGACTACTCTCGAACTCGAGCTGGCCGCGCGCAAGGCTGAGCTCGATGCGCTCCATCAGATGGAAGGCGAGAGTGACGCAGAATTCAAAGCGCGTCAGCTGGATGCGGAGCAGGCGTACGCAGACGCAAAGAAGAACATCGATGACTATGAGGTGCAGGTCACACAGGACAAGTATGATGCCATCGCGAACATTACAGGAGGGCTCATCAGCGTGATGGAAGCGTTCGGTGAGGAGAACAAGGCACTGGCCAAGGCTGCGAAGGTTCTCGCTCTCGGTGAGATCGCGATTAATACGGGAAAGGCGCTGGCGGCAGGTATTGCCCAGGCGCAGACTGTCGGATTCCCTGCTAACATTGCTGCGATAGCTACTACAGTGACTACCATTCTGGCTAACATAGCGGCTGCAATATCGACAGTCAAGTCGGCAAAGTTCGCGACAGGTGGCCTGGTCATCGGTCCAGGTACCGGAACAAGCGACAGCATCTCGGCGAGACTCAGCAACGGCGAGAGCGTCATGAATGCGAGAAGCACTCAGATGTTCGGCCCGCTGCTTTCGACACTCAATCAGGCTGGAGGTGGCGTGGCTTTCAATCCGGCCGCAGGCAGTCGCGAAGGCTTCGAGTTTCTAGCGGCGGCAGTCGAGTCTGGTATGAAAAATGCTAATATCAGGGTAGCAGTTGACCAGATATCCAAGGTTCAGGATGATGTGGCGAGAATCAAGACCGTAAGCACTATTTGATGACATGAAAAAAGTTGATCTCATAGAACAATACGAGCAGATATTGCGCGAATGCGAGATGGCCGGCATAGCGGTACATGACTGGAAGCATGCCGAGCTTTATCGGTTCGTCATGAAGGTTCGGTCAGACGGCAACAAGATGGATTACTGCGTTGCTCGAGCCTGCGAACGATATGCAATCTCGGAGGCGACGGTCTGGAGGATCCTCCGCTCTATGGAGCAAACGGTTACTATCACGATTTGATAGTTGAAAAAGATAATAAAGTGGCGCCAAATGCGCCACTTTTTGTTAACATTGCATCCGAGAAACACCGCACGACATGATACTGAAAATCTACGACGCAATAATGAAAGACGAAGAGCGCCAGATGGTCGAGTTCTGGGGTGGCGGCGGTGTATCCTTCAAGAGCATCGACGAGTTCGTGGCGAGCATCCCTGAGGATGACGGCGTCATCGACATCCGTTTGAACTGCGACGGCGGCGACTGCCTCGAAGGCTGGAGCATCATCGACAAGCTCCAGGCGACCGGAAAGAAAATCACTGCGACGATAGAGGGTCATGCCGCATCTATGGCAAGTCTCATCCTTCTCGCGGCTTCTGAGCGCAAGGCGTATAAGCACGCGCAACTGCTCATCCACAAGCCGTACTTCCCCGCGTACACACTGGCCGACGCCTACAGGCAAGAAGACCTTGAGAAACTTGCTGGACAGCTCGCGGATGAGACCACGAGGGCTCTGGACTTCATGGTGGAGCGCACAGGAGCGGACCGCGCGACCCTTGAGGCGCTGATGGACGAGGATAAGTTCATCGGAATGGAACAGGCGAAGGAGCTCGGCTTCGTGCACGAGATCCTGGAACCGGCAAGCGCGGCGGCGCGCGGCTGGAAACGCCCGCAAATGACACATAGATCTGAACAAGATATGAGCAAGAACAACACACTCGCCTCTGCCTTCCAGGCTATCGCAGAGGCGCTCGGCCTCAAGATGAAGATGGAGGCTGAAGAGGCCCCGGTAGGCTACACACTCGCAACTCAGGACGGCACCGAGATCAATATCGACAAGCCAGAGGGCGAGGACCCTGCAGTGGGCGACGCTGCCACTCCAGACGGAGAACACCTCATGCCAGACGGCACTACTATCGTAATTGCTGACGGCGTGATCACCGAGATCCGCGACGCTGAAGTCGAGGAAACTGAGGAAACAGAGGAAACCAATCCGGAGGAGTCCGCAGACGACACGCACGCGGCAGCACTCGCCGAGAAGGACCAGACCATCGCTGACCTCCAGGCGCGCATCGCCGAGCTCGAAGGCGCTCAGATGAGCGAAGACCAGAAGACAATCCTCGCCAAGGTTGAGAAAGCCGGCGGTAAGGCATGGCTCGACAAGACTCTCAAGTCAGGCTACGTGCCAGCACAGAGGGCAAGGAAGGAGACGACGACTCCGAAGAACAAGATCGCGGAGGACCTCGCAGCGATCAAGGCCAAGAGAGGCAAGAAGAAAGACGCATAACCCATAAACGACAGACATAATGGCAGGAATCAACTTTGCAGACCTGACTCCAAAGAACGGAGCAGTGCAGGAACTCGCCGAGCTCATCTTCCTGGAGCTCGCGCAGGACGACAAGCTCGGACAGCTTGTCACATACATGACAAAGCAGGAGAACGGCAAGAAGCTCGGCTTCGTTGGCAAGGCCGGACTTCTCGGAAAGAAGGCGAAGGGCTGCGACCCTGACTACGAGAATAACCTCGTGAACGCTTCTGAGAAGACCTGGGATATCCAGGAGTGGGAGATAGCTGAGGCTATATGCTACAAGGAGCTCGAGAACACCATCGCCGAGTACTTCGCAGCTAACGGCAGCGACATGGCGGACCTCACCAGCAGCGAGTACATGGAGACAATCGTACGCCCTGTCCTCGAGCAGGCGATCCGCGACCTCGTGATCCGTCTCGTATTCTTCGGTGACAAGAATGCAGAAGGCACACTTAAGGACGGAGTGAACGCAGAGTACTTCAACCTCATCGACGGTATCTGGAAGCAGCTCTTCCAGGGCGTGGCAGACGGCAAGACCACTCGTGTGGCTGTGGCAGCGAACTCGGCTGCAACTGTTGCCGCTCAGTACGAGGCAATGCGCCAGCCAGGCGCTGCGACAGGCGTGCTCAACGATCTCATCATCAACACACCGATGAAGCTCCGTACAATGGCTGACCGCGTGTTCATCGTGACACAGGCATTCGCCGACATGCTCGCACTTGACATCCAGAGCAACAACAAGGGCAGCGAACTCCAGTGGGAGTCAATCTTCGCAGGCATCCAGAAGACAACATATCAGGGCATCACCCTCATCGCGGTGCCTCAGTTCGACGAGATCATCCAGGAGTACCTGAAGAACTCAGATAACGCGGCAGCATACGACAAGCCATTCCGCGTGATCTACGGTTCGAAGGGCAACTTCCGCGCCGGCACTAAGTCAACAGAGACCCTCGCAGAGCTCAAGGTACACTTCGACGAGGTGACCCGCAAGAACTACCTCTATGCTGCCGACACCCTCGGTGCTATCGTGGTTGCTGAGGAATACGCTGCAGTGGCATATTAACCGACTAACGAAAAGGAGGACAATATATGAGCTATTGTGACGGAATAATCACGCAGGGCCTTCCTAAGGGTAACTGCGTACAGACCCCGGCCAGAGGATATGAGCGTGTAGCGGTCCTCTTGAACCGCGCAGACGTGGATTTCAGCAACGTGACGATATCGGCAACCAAGCCGAACGTAATCACAGCGCTGGGACTCGCTGATGGCAAGAAGGGCTTCGAGGTCCACCAGCTCGGCAAGCAGCCGTTCGCGGGGTCGACCGCATCTCTCAGTGCCGGCACCTACTATAACGGAGTTAACAAGAACCTCGTGATTGCGGTGTTGAACAACGACCGCGACGTACAGGGCGGCCTTGCTGACCCGCTGCTCAATGGTGAGTACATCGCTGTCCTGGAGCGTAAGGACAAGGGCAAGGACAACTCATCTGCTTTCGAGGTGATTGGTTTCCACAACGGACTTCAGCTCTCTGCATACGAGGCTGACCCATACGGCGACGTATACGGCGGAGGCCTGTACACCTTGACTGAGGAGAACGCTCCGGTGACCAGAATGTACCTGGGCGAGACTTACGAGGCCGGCAAGGCACTCTTCGACTCGCTCAAGACGGCGTAGATCTAATTCCATTGCGCTATGACTTACGCAGAGGCAATGATACAACTGACTCGTCTCCGCTCGCTATTGACAGCGGGGGGAGACGATTCCGTTTATAACGGAGAGGACCGCAAGCTCATCGAGGCATTGAGCCTCAGCGAGCTCGGCAAGCCGGTAAGACAGTGCAACTGTCACGACCGATATACCGACGCGGTCATGGAGATTTATCAAACTTTGAAAAAGAGAGGAACTATGGCAGCAGACCAGAATTACAAATTGCGTCCAGGAGTGCTTATCTGGATAGGCACTGACGTATACACCAACAGCAACCTCACCGACGAGGTAGCTGCGGCATACCTTGAGACTCATCCTGAGGATCGCGGCAAGTTCGAACGCATCCCCAGTGACTATCGCTCGCCCGCTGAGCAGGAGCTTGCGGAGAAGGCTGCGGCGTCGAAAGCTAAACGCGCGAAGAAAAACAACTTAACAGAGGAGGCCTAACGTATGAGAGTGACGAAGCTGCCGAAGACGGAGCAGGCTCTGGATCCGCGCTATTTGAAACAGCTCGACATCAAGTCCTACGATGCCGACAACCTGTACCCGCAGAACGTGCACGCCATCGTGGCAAGCTCGAAGACGGGCAGCGGATGCCTTGAGAGGTACGCCGACTATATAGAAGGTCGCGGTATTGCTTCCGCAGTCCTCGCGTCGCTGAAGGTCAACCTGAACGGCGAGAGGTTGTCGGACATCCACGCCCTCGCATCGGCGGATCTCGCGCTCTTCAAAGGCTTCGCCCTGCATGTCAACTACAACATCGATGCGCGGGTGGTGGACGTCCACCACGTGCCGTTCGAAAATGTCCGCATCTGCGAGGCTGACGCCGAGGGCGTGACTCGCATGGTCGCGCTGCATCCCGACTGGTCCGGACAGCTCACGAGGAACGGCAAGGCCGTCCAGGTGAAGAAGGAGAACATCGACTATATTGACGTGTTCAACCCCGATCCAGAGGTCGTGCTCAGCCAGATGCTGGAAGCCGGCGGCCCTCAGTTCTACAAAGGCCAGATCCTGTACTATTCGAGAGAGGGTCACTTGCAGTACCCTTATTCGAAAGTACACAGCATCCTGACGGACCTCAGTACCGATGAAGGGCTGAGCAACGTACAGCTGCGCAACGTACGCAATAACTTCCTCCCGGCCGGCGCATTCGTGCGCATGAAAGGCGCTAAGGGCTACCTAGAAGACGATGAGGACGCATCAGTGGATACGGACTACTCCGATGACCTGCTCGCGCTTCAGGGCGACACTGATGCGGTCAATATCATCGACATCGAGGTGGAGAGCAAGGACGATGTACCGCAATTCATTAACTTCAGGGGCAATAATTACGATAAGGATTTCACAGAGACAGCAGCTGAAACGAAGGACTGCATCTATGCGGCCTTCGGACAGGAGGGCTGGCTTGCAATTCGCAATGGTAAGGTCGGATTCTCCGGCACCCTGGTGGCGGATGTGGAGCGTGACTATGCGAAGCGCTGCGTGAAGGCGCAGCGACCTCTGACCGCAGCTTATCTTTCCATCTTATCGTACTGGGCCGAGGTCCTTCCAGAGCCTCCGACGCGTGATTCCCTTGCGATCAAGCCTCTGGTGGACTTCACAACAAAGAATCAAAAAGCATGACGAATCTTATATCATACGAGGAGTTGACGCTCCTCGCTCGCCCCTGCTCCACCGAGCGTGAGACGGCAGAGGCTCTCATCGCCGAAGCGCAGCGCGAAGACATCCGCAGGCGCGTCGGCGACGGCGTATATCTTCAGCTGATCAAGGACACCCCGGACGAGCGGTTCAGGGCCCTCCTGGAAGGCGGCATCGTGTCAGAAGGTTCGTTGATTACGGGGCTGAAGACCGCGCTGGCTTACTACGCCCTCGCGAGGATAGTGCGCGATGGCAACATACAAGCAACGACGTATGGAGCAGTGGTCAAGGAAGACCAGTACAGCGTCGAAGCTGAAGTCCAGGAACGGCAGCGACAGTATCGCGAGTTGTTCTCGATCGCTGACGGTTACATGAGCGAAGCTCTCGCGTATCTAGACTGCCATCGAGAGGAGTTCCCTGAATACAAGGCCTGCAAGACTGACAGGTCATCGAACCGAATGAGAATACGAGTAATCAATAAGATATAGCATGGAAAGACTTCCGAAAAGACGCCTGAATACAGACCTCCGCATGGAGGTGTCCCTTGTGCTGGATGATGTCCGCATCAATTTCAACGACCTGAAGGACCTGACGGTAAGCCTTGTGTCAGACAAGGCGGGCATACGCGTGGGTCGCTGCCAGTTCAGTGTATCTGCCGACGGGTATTCGCTGCATGTAAAGTCGCCGGCGGACAACCAGCGCTATCTAGGCCCTCATCGCCTGGTGCTTGTCTGCGCGATAGGCGATGATCGAGCGACCTATGACCGTCCGGTAGTTGACCTTGTCGCCACTACGGCGGAGGTAGACTCAGACTCGACGCTAGCGGCTGACATCGACTCTCAAGGTGTTCATGATGTGGATATCCCGCTCAGCGTGACAGAGCTTAACAGCTCGCTAATTGTGGGCTTGCTGGAAGATACTGAAGCCGCTCGTGATGCTGCGAATGCCGCCGCTGATAAAGCGCTGAAGGTCATCGAGTCTCTGGAGGGCAAGGAACTCCAGGAAAAGCTCGTCAGCGGTAAGAATATCAAGACCATTAACGGTCAGTCTTTGTTGGGTAAGGGCAACATCGAGATAGAGGGTGGCGGAAGTTCCTACGATGACACCGAGGTTAAGGAAGAACTAGCGAGGCTGGAGAGGGAGAAGGCTGACAAGTCAGAACTCACCGAGTTAGAGACACAGGATACCAATTTTGCATTAGGCTTGTCTGTGGTAACTGATTCCTATGAGAAAAAACCATATAATATGTGGAATGGCATAGGTGCTCACTATGAACGCAATCAAACAACAGGAGAAATCAGTAAAGAAAATAAACAATATTGGTGTTTTGCTGACTATGTTGATATTTTAGGCAATACAGAAATTACAATAACAATTCCACAAGGCACACCTGTAAAAAGAAAGATGGTCGGAGGTTTTGTATTTTGTTATGATTCAAACAAAAACTTTATTTCTGTAGTAAGGTTTAACTTTGGTAATGATGCACCACTTGTTTTGCCAAGTGAAACAAAGTATATTATTTACCAATCAAATTATAGTGGCTCAGAACAAACCATCCCATCAGATTTAATGTGTTCTCCTTATGTTGAAGATTGGCAAGAAAAAGGTTATGAGGAATATGAGCCAACTCACATGATTTATACATCAAAAATAAAAGAGGAAGAACTTCTCAAAAAGGCTGAAATCGCATCTGTGCCAATTCCAACATCAGCAAAAATCGGAGGTTATATCGGAGGCAAGGTGGAATATGGCAGAGGAATTGTTGATGATTTTGTTGCATTGTCTAATTCTGTTGGAATTATTAAATCGCAAGCAAGTGCAACAATCTTGGGAACACTCAGAAGGCATGAACCACAAATGGTTGTGGTTGGAAATGTTATTTATATTGCTTGTTTTGAGAATCTGTCGGGATATATAGATGAGGCCAAATCTCATGGTAAGGTAGTTCTGTCAGTTCTGAATGCAGACAATCTTGAACTAATCAATGAATATGAGGTTTCAGCACAGGGAATGTCTGTGGGCAATGATACTCTTGCGTATGGTGGTGGTGACCCTAACATTGTCGCATTAGGCAATACAATAAGAATTATTTGGGATGCCAAAACAACAAATGGAGGAGAAGTGTGTTTGTTCTATCGTGATTTTAACACAAGCAACAACACTTTTAGCAGTATTGGCAAGTGTAAAATCAAGGATAATTCTGATACATACGATTTTACATTTGATGGCATCCAATCAATATGCGGAACATTTAAAAGAATGCCGGATAATGGCATCAATATGGATTGTCAATATGCTTTAATAAATGGTTATTATTATATTGGCTTGGGTGTTGGAGATGCTTATCCAAATATTCCGATAATTCGCACAACTGATTTTATTACTTTTGAATTGTGGATGATTCCTGAATTTGAGGGTAACGATGCCAAATATGAATGTTCGTTGTTGTATTTTAATCCGTCTGCATTGGATTATCCTAATTGGCTGCTTACTGCAACAAGACAGGCAGATGGAAGTATTTTATTTGCTCCAATTAAATTGAGCAATAAAGAGGTTACAAAACCACATCGTGTTCCAAGTGGTGCAATGCGACCTTGTCTCTTTAATAGAAAAGATGGTGCTTATCAAATTGGAATGTTCCACACATTGGGCGGTTCACGCAGAAAGACTGCGTGTATTACAACCATAGAACCTTATGGCTTTTATGATGACCAAAATTATTATATGAGTCATGAAATAGGAGAAGCAACTTATGTCACAATAGTTGAATATGATAATCAGCATATCATAGCATATCAGTCTGACAATAAAATCAAGGTAACAAAGATTTCAGATTTGTATAAATACAAATGGGAGGATGTTGTGCCAAAATTGGGTAAATTTTTAGAAGTGCTTTAGTAGAATAATTCGGTAAGTATGAGAGAAAGAAAAAAGCCAAAGGTGTCTTGGGTAAGAAAAACTGAAAGAATACTGAGAATGGAAAAATTTAAGAACGCAATCAAGTGGGTGGGGACTGACGGTCTCCTCCACTTCCTTGCATGCTTCGCAATCATGCTCACCCTCACTCCCATCATCGGTGTTTGGTGGACAATGCTCGCTACCGCTATCATCGCTCTTGGTAAGGAAGCATTCGACTTCTTCATACAAAAGGACAACGACAAGAATGCCGTCTTGCATGACCTTATATGCGATGCTTGCGGAATATTAGTTGCCCTAATAACTATCGGAATCTGGCAATTATTCTGACATATATCCTACGACCTATGAAAAGACACAATCACACCGACAAGTACATATTTTTCGTATGTCTTGTCATCAGCATCGCCCTATTTGTGGGCGGATTCTTCTGCCCTCCTAGGGGCGTAATCGACGGGTCCGTCCTGACGGCGAGCGGAATCCTTCTGGCCTTCGCCGCTCTTGCTGTAGCCGGCCAGAACCTAGCCAACGGCAAAGCGGTGGAGTTCCATCATGGCGATACAGAGGTGACCATCGGCGACAAAGATGAGGAGGACCGCGTATGACACGAGACGAACTGATCCGGCAGGTACGCCGCTACTTCCAGGTGTCCGAGCTCGTCTGCGAGCATGTGCATAGCAAGTGGGGTGAGAGGTCATGGCAGTTCCTTGATACCGACTTCCTCCACTGTCTTCTCGTCATTCGTCGTGACATCATCCAGATGCCGATGATATGTAATAACAAGGGCGCCACCCAAAGAGGACTGCGATGTAATCGGTGCGAACTGGTCAAAGGCAAGAGCACCGCATACCTCTCGAGTCATTTGCTGGGCAAGGCCGGTGACTTCACGATTCCAGGACTCACCGCGCAGGAGGCACGCTCCAGGATCCGCAACCAGGCCAACCTGCTGCCATGCGCGATCAGGATGGAGGGCGGTGTGGACTGGCTGCACTTCGATGTCCTGCCTCAGTATGGAATCAGCCAGAAGGTCTATGAATTCACTGCATAAGTTCATACTGGCTCTCATTGCGCTCCTGCTCTTCGGTCTGCTGTGCTTCTTGACCGGGCGCAGGAGCGTCAGGCTTCCGTCATACGCACCTCAGGAACCGAGGGTGGACACCTTGCTCGTCTTCGATACGATAACGCTGGAAAAGCCCGTATTTACGCGCACGCACACGCGCGATACTATATACATAACGCTGACCGAGCGTGATACTGTATACCTGGCGCTGCCTCGTGAGGTAAGGGTCTATGAGGATAGCCTGTACCGGGCAGAGATATCGGGATTCCAACCTAATCTCGAACGTATTGACATATATGCACCAGTCCGGACGGTCACCACTACCCGGACGCAGATCCAGACTGTACATCAGCCGACGAGATGGGGCATCGGCGTTCAGGTCGGATATGGTATGACGCTCCAGGGAGGAAATGTACGGACATCGCCATACGTAGGTCTCGGCATACATTACAGCATCCTGACGTGGTAGCTTGGCATGATGTCTGCAAAACTGGATAATCGGTAGACTTTCATAACACTTTCCCATAGAATCTTAGGGGTCCTCCGTCGCGAGACGCAGGGCCCTCTTCTTGTACATGAATAGAGGGAATTCCCTCAAAATTCCTCGAAATTACCTTTGTTCTGGCATAATCTGTGGAATCCAGCGAGGAAACGAACTCACTATGGACATATCAAGAGACCATGCGGCTGTTCTGGCCGCCGTATCACGCGCCACTAACATCCCCGAGGCGCTGATATTCTCAAAAAGACGAGGACAGGTGTACTTCGATGCCAGATGGATTGCTGTCCAGCTCCTGTCCGATCTAGGTTACTATCCAGGACAGATCGCGGATATATCAGGAATGACCCTTCGGAACGTCAACCTCATCCTCTCGCATATCCAGACGCGCCGCAACTCGTCGTGGAAGCAGTTCGGAAGCGAACTGGAAGCCTGCCGGAAGGCGTTAGGAATCGAGGCTACGACATAGGGTCCACACCTTGCAATGCTTTCATGCGGAGCAATGTCGCTCCCACAAAAACATTGTTATATGGAACCTATCATCAAGGAGAAAGAAACCGTCTACGCTGAAGGCTATGGCGGATGGGGTGGCAACATCAGAGGCAAGGCCAATGCTGGCGTCACACTCGGAATCATCGGTACAGTTCTAGGCGGCGCCGCACTTGCACGCCAAGGTGGAATCGGTGGAATCCTCGGCGGAGGCGCAGCGCCTTCGACCAGCTCGGTGACTTACAACACCAGCCCGGCAGTGTGCCCGAGCTCGCTACTCGTGAAGGAATGCGATGATGTACTGGCAATCACCAAGGGCTACTACGACCTTGCCCTCAGTGGCATGGCGCGGGCAGCTCAGGCTCGTGAGGTAGACGTGGCCGAGAAGTTCGGATTGTTCATCAACAACCGTAACAGCATCGACGCACTCAGCGAAAGAACTAACGCAGCGTTCTTCGACCTCTACAAGTACACACGCGACAAGGACGACGAGACCAGCGACAAGATCGCAGCGCTCGAGGCCCAGGTAGCAGTAAGCAACGCTGTACGACCTTATCAGGACAAGCTCATCCAGTGCGAGATCGAGAAGAACTTCACTTGGCTGAAGAACTACGTCGACCGCAAGACCTGCAAGATGATCGAGGGAGTCACGACTCTTCCGCTCACTCCTGAGGTCACTGGCGTACTCAGTCAGACTTGCTGCAACCAGGCGCTCCTCGCGTCTCTCGCAGGTGGCGCAGGCGCTTAATTACTCACAATAATAACTGAAGACGTTATGTCAGGAATCAATGTCAACTTTAACCGAGGCGTGGACCCGTTACTGGGGTCCACCCCGGACTACTCCGCACACCTTGCGGAGCTGGAGCATGCACAGAAAGCCATTGAACAGAAGAGGCAGGCAATCATGCAGATCGCACAGGGAGCGGATCCCACAGCATCGCCTCAAAGCCCGACACCGATATGGGACGAGCTAGACACCATTACGGGCAAAATGTCGCAGGCCGAGTTTCAGGCGATGGAAGAGCAGGAGAGCTACAAGGAAAGCCTGCAGGCGCTCATGGCCTTCGTTGGAGCCAAGCAGCTCCAGATGATCCGCCCGATCATCGAGCAGGATCCGGAAGGCAAGAAGCTCCTCGAGCAGCACCTCACCACAGTGAAGTATCTGCGCAAGGCAGCGTTGGATGATGTCGACAAGACGCTGGCGAACTTCAAGGACTACACCGAGAACTACTCGCACATGAGCTGGAATGATTATCTCAAGACCAAGGGAGGAAAGAAGAAATGAAGACAACAGACATCAACGCATTCAAGGGTCAGGTCAAAGCCAATATCCAGAAGTGGGCCGAGGCTCAGATAGACCAGATGATCCCAGACAAGGTGGCAGCGAGGGCCATGCTCAAGAACGCGGCGAGCAATGTCATTGCACGCTTCGATAGAAAAATAGATCAAGGAGTGGACGCCGCCTTCCTTATGTTCGGAGACTCAGAAGGAACCATCGACAGCGACGCGCTGGTGGACCGCCTGTGCGAGATGCTGCAGGAGATGCCTCCGACCGACTACGCCCTCGGACCGATCGGGGCGACAGTGGGCAAGGGCGAGATCGTCATACAGTTCCCGCATAACGTCTTCAGCGACCTTATTGTCGGAAACCTCGGCGGCGCGAAGATATCGTCCGCCGATATCAAACAGATCAAGAACTTATTCAGATAATACAATGGACCAGGATATGATGAAATTCAAGGAGGAGCTCCAGGAGCTCGTCCACAAGGGCCAGAAGCTCCTGCAGATGATGCAGGGCAGCAACTTCGGCCAGCGCGGCGGATATTACGGCATGCGCGACAACGGCAACCCGGGAGGAAACTACAATCAGGGAGGCAACTACGGCAATAGAGAACCTTGGATGCAAGGACCTCATCAGTTCCCAGACCAGAACTGGGGAGGCGGTGGAAACTTCCCGAACATTGACCCCCGCTACTTCATGTAAGTGCAACCGAAGGGGCGGCTGAGGCCGTCCCTTCTTAATATCGGAAAATCATGAACGACTACAGAACGACTGACAAGGACACGTACTTAGCGGAAAACGGCTGGCACTTCAACAAGAAGTCATGCGAATATGCCTTACAGTATCTTACAGGAAAGGACGGAAAGCCCATCAAGCCCCTGAACAAGGAGGAGGTGGACGTGATGCTCGCCAAGTTCGGCATCAAGCTCGAGAAGAACAAGGGCTGGGACTACGTCTACGCCGCCAACATGGCGAAGTCAGACATGGACGGCAGTCCGCTCTCGGATGAGAAGAGCCAGGCGGCATACGTCAAGATCCTCATCGATGACCCAGACGCAGCCGAGGGCGAAATCATGGGGTGCTGGTACACGAAGATGATCTTCAGACGCATCCCTGTAGACTGGGGCACCTTCTTATGATCACGAAGACCTTCTACATCCCGCAGCACGACTGGACTTTCCGGGTGTACGTAGCGATGAGCTGCTACTGGACCGGCGAGATCATCCGGCAACTCTGGAGGCTCGGCGCTTCCGATGGCATCCTGATAGAGGCCGCTCGGAACATGCAGTGCGGACGTCTGAACAACGGGCTCACCTACGCAAGTCCGGAGGCGCGGGAGACTCTGGCGGTCGTAGGACTGACCACGACGCCTGCAGAGTTGTTCAACAGCGTGGTGCACGAGATAGACCACGCCGGTGAGTTCACCTTCCCGCTCGTGGGGATCACGCCTGGCACGGAGGAGGCAGCCTACTTCAAGGGAGGCGTCGCCCGTGAGATCTTCCCGCTCATCCAGCCCTATCTCTGCGACTGCTGCAGGCGAAAGCACGGGAAATCCGAAACTATTGCTAACTTCGTGTCGAAATGACCTGAGAAATACGAAAAACGGGGCCATTTGGTCCCGTTTTGTTGTAAGTTACTGATATTCAGCATAAGTTGTTGAGATACCAGGACTTGAAGTGCCCGGAAGGGCGAGGAAACCAAACGGAAAAACGCGTCTGCAGTGACCTGCGGGCTCGTTCATTGTATTCGAAGGACTGCCGCAAAACGGCAACAAACGGCATCAAATGACACCGAAATAGTCCCGCTTATTTCTTGTTGAATTTGGACATCTCAGCCGCCTTGACGGAGTCGGCAATCGCGATGTACGGCTTCATCGCTGCGTAGTCTGAATGACCTGTCCAGCGCATGACGACATTCGGTGCGATGCCGAGCATCAGGGCGTGGCAGATGAAGGTGCGGCGTGCGGCATGAGTACCCAGAAGCTGCCACTTCGGCACCAAACTGTCAACCCTCCGTCCATTCCTGTACTCAGTCACTCGGATCAGGCGACTGAATCCGCATAGCTTGCCGAGTTCCTTCAGCTTCTCGTTCATAGTCTGATTGGTAGGAACCGGAAACACCCGGTCGCCCGGATAGGCCTCGTCCACGTACCGGCCGAGGATCTCCTGACTGTAATCGTTCAGCTCGATAACGAGAGCATCACTGGTCTTCTGAGTGGTGACGCTGATATGGTCGTCATATACGTCCGCCCAGGTGAGTGCATGCACGTCGGAATAGCGCAGAGAAGTGAATGCGCAGAAGCAGAAGACGTCACGCACCGCCGCGAGGTCAGGACGGTCCGAGAGATCGAGGCCATACATCGTCATCAGCTCGTCCCACTCGAGGAAGATGACGGGCTTCTCGGCCTTCTGGAGCTTCGGCTTGAACTTGACATAGTCGCGGCACTTCAGAAGACCCTTGTGATCGGCCCAGGCGAGGAACCACTTCAGGAACCCGACGTGCTTCTCGACGGTGGAGTCGCGCAGTCCTGTCTGGTCAGTTCGGTTATCCATGCGAGTACCCGAGCGCAGGAAGGCGACATACGAGAAGAGACCCTCCTCATTGAAGTCGCTCCACTTCAGGTCCGGACGCCACTCCTGGAGATGTCTTCGGACATTCTCCATCTTGCGCCGGGTGGCATCAGTCCATCGGTTGCGCTCGCTGCGCTCGGCTATGAACCGATGGAAAGCGTGGATTACATTTGTCTTCCAATCGCCGCATTCAGGATCATCGGCATGGGGTCTCACGAGCTCCAGGAGCTTCGTGCGCACTTCTGACGCATCTGGACGTCGACCTTCTGATTGTAGTTTGATGAACAGCTCTGCGACCGCATCGGTCAGACGATCAAGTTCTGTATTAATAGTTGCAGCAGGGATGCGGCTTCGCCCATGATAAGATCGTGGGGCGCAGCGCTGTTCGGACATGTCCCATCGCGCGACGTTCACGCGATATCCGACGCTCACTGCGGCCACCTGTCTGCATCCGTCCCACTTGACGCGACAACGCACCCGCGCCTCGTCAGTACCTGGGACGCGGTCCAGAAGGAATGCTGTGATATGCTTACGCATGCATCAGACCCTCCCCGGTCAGGAGCCACTGCGCGTTGATGCCGTAGTCCGTCACCAGGTAGGTGAGCCAGGCTGCCTTGAAATCGTTAGTGCTGGGATTGACCTGAAGTCGTCGGAGGCTCCTGCGATTGATGCCGTATCGGTCAGTGAAGGTCTTGACACCCCTGATCTGTCTCGACTCCTTAAGCCATGCAAGAGCTTCGAAGAATCTGCCCACTATCATATTCTGCTCCTCCTGTGTCATCTAGAATCCCTCCCGAACATCACCTGATTGTTGCATTGCAGAATCTAGCTCGACGAGGGCCTCCTGTATGACCCGACTCCACTTGTCTTTCTTGTATTCAGAATCGAACGATTCACCTACGAGCTGTAGACGAGCCTTCTTCACGCCTTGCTCTGAAATCTTGAGCAGATTATCTCGGGATATCGGGTACATTCCCTCGTTTGTGTAAGTGATCAAAGACGTGCCTTCTACAATACGGCCCTTGAAGTCTCTTGATTCCAGTTCTTCTAGCGTATTATACGATTCTATTACCTCGTCAGTTCCAGTACGAATGAGCAGCGCCGCTCCTACTGGTATCGCTTCTGATACTGGACTTGAAACACCTATTGACAATGAATACGCCCACTCGCCTGTCTCGGGATTTTGATATGCAGTGAGGCCTATTTGGAGGGGATGCTTATCTGTAAAGCCTGTGCGAACCCATTCAGCCTTACTTCCTATGAATCGGAACCCGTCCTGGCCTTTTCCTGTGTCGAAAGTCTGGGCGAATGCTGGTAATGACAACACCATAGTCATCAGGATAATCAGGATTTTTTTCATATTACAAATTTTGTTATATTTATTACAAATTTGGCATAATGTGTGAAATGTCCGGAATTGCGAACAAACACAATAGACATGAACGACTTATACTTCTGCTGCTCCCTCGGCCTCCTTTGGCCCGCAGAACCTATCCAGGACGCGATCCATTTGTTCCTGCGCCTTGCTGACCTGCTTGATGGTCAGCGTGAGCTGCTCGTCCTTCATTTTCAGAAGCTCAAGGATCGCTGGGTCTGACCCCTGGTAGTTCCCGCCGACCTGGGTGTTGTTATCACCGACGGCCGACTGAACCGCGCCAAAGGTGGCGCCGTAGAATACGGCGATCGGAATGCCAGACGTCTCGGAGATTTCCTCGAGAAGCCCAGTTCTTACGTCATCTTTTGATAATCCCGCGCTGAGATTGGACAGCGACGTCCCCATTTTTTCTGCGATGTCCTTCATCTGGAGCTTATTCGTTCGCAGAACCTCTTTAATTTCTGACCCTTTCATAATTGTACGATTGTTTGAATGTTCAAGCAGTTTTGCTAATTCTTTGCAAAAAGTTGAAGATTTATTTGATTGAATTGAATTTTTGTTTAATTTTGCAGAAACAAACAAACAAACATAGAAACAAAGATATAAATAAACCTTTAAAAAACAACTGAAAAATGAAAACGTTCACATTCAACGCCGAGACCTTCGACATCATCCTCCAGGACATGAACAACAGTCACACCGTGAAACTTTCGAAGACAAACGGCAGCGCAGTGATCCTCTGCGACGGCGTAGACATCGACGAGTTCGGCGACAACATCTACCACATGACTATTCAGCCAGCAAAGGGCGAGCCCTTCGTGGAGCGCGTACCGATGAACAAGACAGATATGTGGAACTTGCTCTTCGGGGAGAAGTTCACAAAGTATGAAATCATCAATGCATAAGGAGGACCGAGATATGATGAAGACCGAATACTTTCAGGAAGCTCTACAGATCATAAGCAATAGCAATAGCATCAAGGTATCGTTCAATGTGCCGGTCACAAACAACTATTCCAACGTCTACCAGATACTCATCCACAACAGCAACGCCACTGTCATCAATGACCTCATCGCAGCGGGCTTCTCCCTCTCGATGAACGACAAGGGGCTATCCGTTAGCAAATATTAAAGAGGAATCACATGGAAAAACCAACTTATAAAAAAGCCCTTCAACTCCTCGATAGAATCGAGAAATGGGCAAACGATTATCCGTCATGGCTGGCAACCTCTACCGATTTCAGCCGAGGGTATAAAGACGGTATCAGCACTGCAAAGCACATTGTCAGAGATATTCTCAACGAAGAAGCATAAATCATCGGGGCCTCCGGGCCCCTCATAATACCGACGATAACAATGGAAATCATCAGATCAGACAAGGGACAGAACAAGGGACGCATCAGCGCGGCCCAGACACTCGCATCGATGAAGATACACGAGCGCTGGGAGACCACCACCGCCGAGGTGAACCCTGACTACGTGAGGGCCGCATGCTCCAAGCTCTCCAGGACACTCGGCCGCGACTACAGCGTCAGCCACACCCTCGCAATGGGCGCACATATCATCGTAACCCGTAACGCCTAGATCATCATGGAAAGCAATATATCAAGAACCACATACGCCATCATAGGCTACGGAGCCAGGATTCTCCTTGTCATTCTCGCGGCACTGTTCGCGATGACCGCCTGCACAGTATTCATCTGCGCCTTTATCGATTCCGACGCCTTCATGCTGTCGATGGCCGCATCAGCTGCCTTTGGATTCATGGCCGCATTACTCTGGGGCATCCGTAAGGACATCCCCGTAAAACTGGAGGACAGATAGTATGGAAGATGACCGCGATCCTATCATCTGCCCACACTGCGGCGGAACCGGATGTCATCCCTGGAAGTCTGCCACCTGCAGATATTGCAACGGTACAGGAGAACTGACCGATGACGTCTACGACGACAGATATAAAGTAACTAGGTACAGGGCTGCCTACGTTTCACCAGTTGTTTGAAAATCGTTTTTATAGTTTGTTGAACCAGGCAGGGGCCCTGCCCTGCCACCTGGGATCTTAGGCCGGTATAGGTAGCCGGACGAGCATACACACCGAGGCATCCGCAAGGAGATAATCTGGACCTCTGCCTCGATAACCTCACCCTCGCCAACCGAGCAGGTTCGAGTCCTGCAGATCCCACCAAGACGCCCGAGAGGGCCTCTCCGAATTCCTTAATGTTAATCACTACTGCGCCCAGAAGGGTGACACCAACTGGAGCGCGCCAATCTCGGACAGCGTGCTGGACAGTCGCTGAAAGCCACGAGGCCCTCCGAGATCCTTCTACCAACGCAGTGATGCGCGGAGACGTCATTCATATTTTACACGGAACATCGGGAGAGGTCGGAAGCCTCTCCCACCTACCCGGAAAGCTGCAGGAGCACCTTCGACCAGCGACATCGACCACGCAGAGTTCGAGGACAGGAGGGTTCGAGACCCTCTCCGGGTGCCAACAACAAAAAACGATAACTATCATGATTCATCAAGACACACGACTCATAGACCTCACAGTGGCACAGCTTGCAGAGGTCATTGACATGGCAGTCGAGGCGTCGCTCAGACGCCGCAGCGCAGAGACGAAACCCAAGAGACTCGTCTACGGCATCAAAGGAATAGCCGAGATCTTCGGCGTATCGGAGCGCCAGGCACGCAATATCAAGGCATCAGGCACGATCAGCAAGGCAATCAGGCAGCAGGGGCGTACCATCGTCACTGACGCTGAGCTTGCGCTCGACCTGTTCGGCCGGAAGCATTCTTAAACTCGCCAAAATAAAGAAACATTCTTAAACTCGTTTTAATATGGAACCAATCAAGATTAACATCGAGGTCGCGCTGAGCCAGCCGACACTCGCAGTGCTGGAGAATCTCATCGGAGCGCCAGCCGTAAAGACACCGACCCAGGCTCCGGAAGCTCCGAAGGAGGCCAAGGCGGAGAAGAAATCGCAGCCTGCTCCGCAGCCGGACCCTCAGCCCGCTCCCGTAGCCGAGGATGACGACGATCTTCCTCCAGGCAACGAGACACCGGCGCCAGCACCGAAGCCCGCGCCGACCGAGGCAGACGCCCGCCAGGCAGTGAAGGCTGCGAAGGATCGCGGCGTGAACGCGAAGGCGATCCGCAGCTACATGCAGGAGACCTTCGGCATCGCCTCATCTGTGGACTGTCCTGAGGAGCGCCGCCAGGAGCTCATCGACGGACTCAATGCCCTCGCCGCATAATGGGAGCGCACGCACTCCTCGCACCGTCCAGCGCCAAGCGCTGGATGACGTGCACCCCGAGCGCAAGGCTCGAGGCCACCATGCCTGAGAAGGACACCGCCTACACCCGCGAGGGCACCATCGCCCACGCAATGGCCGAGGCAATCCTCCGCGACCTGCTCGCACAGGGACAGGACACCATGCCTACCTCGTACCAGTACTTCACCAGCAACAACGCCATCGAGGAGCTTTGCACCGCCTGCCAGCTTGAGGGATTCGACTGGAAGGAAATGGCTGAGACAGTGTACGACAACTACGTCCGTCTGGTGTACGAGGCCTACCTCGGCGCGAAGCTCGAGGATCCTGACGCGGAGCTACTCATCGAGGCACGCCTCAAGCTCTCCGAGTTCATTCCGGAGGGCTTCGGATCATCCGACGCGGTCCTCATCTACGGTGACACCCTGGAGGTGTTCGACCTCAAGTACGGCAAGGGCGTCAAGGTGGACGCAGAGAACAACGCACAGATGATGTGCTACGCCCTGGGCGCCTACTGTGGCCCCGGCGAGCTCTACGATATCAACACCGTCAGGATGACCATCATCCAGCCAAGGCTCCGCCACGAGTCAAGCTGCAGCATCCATGTCGTCGACCTTATGTTCTGGGGCGAAAAGGTGCTCAAGCCTGCCGCAGCGCTCGCCTTCAGAGGCGAAGGCGAACAGGTGCCGGGAGAGCACTGCCGCTTCTGCAAGGTGGCCGCACAGTGCCGCAGGCTCGCCGATTATACCCTCGGCGTGACCCAGCAGCAGACAGAGCCGGGCCTCATGAGCCTAGAGGACATCGCGCAGCTCCTGCCTCACTTCTCCACCATCAAGAGCTGGATCAGCAGCGTCGAGGAGTTCGCGCTGGAAGCCGCCCTGGAAGGCGACACCATCCCGGGCTACAAGGTGGTCGAGGGGCGAAGCATCCGGAAGATCAGCAACGCCGCCGAGGCCATACAGAGACTCGAAGGCGCTGGAATACCGGCCGAGAACTACCTGAAACCTGCGGAGCTCAAGACCATCACCGACCTGGAGAAGACCCTGACGAAGAAGGGCTTCAAGACCATCCTCGGCGACCTCGTCATCAAGCCGGAAGGCAAGCCGACCCTGGTGGAGGAGGCAGACCCGAGAGAACCGCTGAACCGGGCGGCGAGAGACTTCAAAGACATTATCGAAACCCCCTTTAATAATTGACAAAAAATGGCAAATCAGACAAACACCAAGTGCCTCATCGGTGAGGCAAGAATGAACTGGCCGAGAGTGTTCGAGCCTGAGGCATTCAACGGCGGCGAGCCTAAGTACAGCGTAGTGCTCACCATCCCGAAGAGCAACGAGAAACTCTACAACGACATCCAGAAGGCGATCAGCGTCTGCGCTGAGAAGGCGAAGACCACCATGTTCGGAGGCAAGCTACCGAAGAACTTCGACTTCCCTCAGATCAAGGACGGAGACGAGGACTTCGACGGCGAAGGCTACCCTGGCATGTGGGTGCTCAAGGCTTCCAGCAAGTACAAGCCTGAGGTGGTCAAGAGGATGACGGTGGCCGGCAAGCCTACCTTCGTCCAGATCACTGACGAGGACGAGTTCTACGGCGGCTGCTACGGCTACGCCTCGGTGACCTTCAGAGCCTACGCGCTTGACGTGAACAAGGGCATCAGCTGCCAGCTCGACAGCCTTCTCAAGACCAGGGACGGCGAGAGGTTCGGAAGCGCGACAAGCGCGGCCGAGGACTTCGCAGGACTCGCGGACTATGTGTTCGCAAACGAAAATGAGGACGACGTATTCTAGTTCTCTCCAGGGTCGTAGGAAACCCACCAGCTCAGGGGCGGCTGACCCTGCCTCTGAGCACCAATATAACCCCATACCTTTCTAATCAAATGACAAGAAGACTACACATAGACATCGAGACCTACTCGCCGGAGGCCCTGGCAGACTGCGGCGTCTACAGGTACGCGGAGCACCCTGACTTCAGGATCCTGCTCTTCGCGTATGCCTTCGACGACGCTCCGGTCACCGTCATCGACTTAGCATCCGGTGTCAGTCTGCCGGCTCCTGTCATGAGGTCCCTCACCGATCCGGACGTCGTCAAGGTGGCACACAACGCAGCCTTCGAGCGCACCTGCATCGGCAGCATGCTCGGCAAGACACTCGACCCATCACAATGGGAATGCACAATGGTGCAGTGCGCCAGGTGCGGTCTCCCGCTCAGTCTAGGAGATGCGGCCAAGGTGCTCGGCCTCGAGGTCCAGAAGATGACCGAGGGCAAGAAGCTCATCAAGC